CCCCGATTGCGTAGGGAAGTGTGATAGTGGTTTGATCTAGTGTGGAGTTAAATGTTCTAGTTAGACCTGATTCAGTAATCTTCCTGTCCAAGTAGATTGTGAAATTAGAATCCGTGTCTGTGTATCCGGATTCGACGTTAATTTTTTCAAGAAAGACACCATCAGACCTACTGACTAAAAAATACAAAATGTTGTCTATAAATTCTATACCAAGGACTGTTGCTGATGAATCCAAAGTCCATTTAGACCATGAGGATTGTAGTTTCTCGTCTCCGGTAAAAAAGTATTTGTAAATGTAAACTGTGTTCCTGTCCCGATCACACGTAAAGGCGCAAATCTGTTCATTGCTTGAAGCCGTCATGTAAGTAATGTTTCCTTTTATGTAAGAAGGAACTGAAGCTGAAATATCAATACCGTTAAACTCAAGCGTATCTTGAGTAACAAAGTATTCCATCACACCGGAATAAGCTCCTCGGCTAAACGGAAAGAAAATGTTCTTACCAACAACAAGAGGTTTACTGTCCTTTAAAGCAGTGAACTCTGTTGTCTGCTGAATAGTGGCTGTTTTTGGAGTTAGGATGTCTTGAGCAGATAGGTAGAATTGAGCTTGATCTGCAAACAAAACCAGCCGCTCTGAGAACGGAACAGCGTGTCTAAGAACGGATACACGAGTATGGCTACTAGCTACATCAATCGGATCGGAATCCAGCAGCGAAGTAGTATCTGTCCTGAAAAAATTAAAAAATTCTGAGTTTTCGGAAAGAATAACATTCTCGTCCGATAGGAATCCCAAACGGTTTCTAAAGAAGCAAATATCGTTTAATGTGTTTCCTACAAAACTGGGGGGAGGGTTGCTGGCATCAGTTCCCACTTTTCGCTGAGCCCAACTAGGAATCGTATACGTTGAAGCACCGACAGCAATAGTCTGTCCGTCACAGGAACTAAGAGCAAACTGGCCGTTAGCCAGACGAACAAGAACGTGGGGCATAGTGTCGGCATTTAGCTTGAACTCTTGATCAGGTGTCTGCGTTTCTTTCCAATATCCTGTTCCTATACCAGAACCGTTAGCAGCCACAAATTCAACCCAATAGCCGCTTTCGTCATCTTCCGAATAATCTGTTACTCTTACTTTTTGTCCGTGAAAAGCAATCAATGGAAGTTCTGCCTCCGTTTTTGATTCTTTAAAAACAAGAGACATTGCTGTGCTGTTGAAGCTGCTTCCTGTGCTGTCAGCTATATCAATGGTGAAATTAGCGGAATTTTTACGCTTAATGTGTATGGATGAGTTGGTTACCGCACTGATGTCAAAATTTGTGTTGATTGTTGCATTGGCAACCAATGCTGCTCTAATTCCCGCAGCGATTGTAGTTGTTTTTCCGTTAGCTGCTGTTGCGCTATCTCCACTGGTAAAGTTGATTGAAATACCATCAATTATTACTCGGTAATCGGAAGAGAAAGACCCGCGAGCTACCGTAACAACGGCTTGGATAGCTGCTGCTGGGGATAAAGTAACTCCCATTGCGGCTGTCTTTTTGGTGTTAAGAATAAACGTGTAGTCTGCTACAGTGAGCGCACGGTATTCTTGTTTAGGAGAAGTAGAGTTAAAATAAGAAGGTATTGAGGTTCCAAGGACGTTAACTACTTTCTCATTGCCTTGAAGATCGAACACCCTGACACTTGTTCCAGAGACAGAGAACACATACTGTTCAGTAGGATCTCGGTTAATAAAGTGAACAAAGGCATTTGAGACAGGAGAAGTCATTACCTTTTTGATGTGCTCAGTCGGGTTGCGTTTCACCAGACCTTCCACAACCGAACTCATCCCATTGATTTGCTCGTCAGCTTGAGTAGCAAACTTCAACGCATCAGCCTGTTGGCTAACACCGTTGATCAGGTTAGGGATGTTGGTGGTTACAAGAGCCATTATCTGTCTAGGACACTAGCTACATCGTAATTGTCAAACACACTGTAATCTCCGGTATCTGCTTCATACTCCCTAAGAGCCGCAAAAGCAGAAGCCTCGTCAGTGGCAAGCTGGTTAGCCAGTGATTCGCTACCTACCACTTTGGTTTGAAATACTCGTGTAGCCTTGGTTGTTATGTAAGTCCTGAAAGGTTGTGGAAGATACTCCCAATCCATCAACTTAACCAGATCAGCCTCAAGATCGTAATCGAATTGATAAGTGTGATTTTTGCTATCGTAGAGATAAGCCCCACGTTGAACCGGATCAATGTTAGGGTAGTCAAACTTACTTACGTCAATCCGGACAATATCGGAAGTAATTGAAATTCGTTTATCGTTTGCCCTGATAAGGGGGTAGTGTTTTTCAGTGTTAAAATGCCATCCAATAGATTGAACCTGACGGCTAATTTCATCCAAAGTTTGTTCCGCTACGTCTGCGTCAACTGTGGTGGCTCCTCCAAGCTGGTTAATAGGTGCTTCTCCAATAGAGGAAAGCATCCAGTTGATAGCGTCCAGTTTGGAAGTAATAGAAAGTGCCATATAAAGGGAAGCTAGATAAAATTCCTCATTTGATCAACCTAAAATTTGAAAGGGAGGGAATCGGGCAACAGAAGGTAAAATGAGCTAAACCCTTCTGACGAGAGCACCGAAACCCTCCCTTCAAATGTGTTAGAAGCTTAGGACTTCTTGATCACCACGACCGTTTCCGGACGCAGCGAACCGTGGCCCATCGCATACTTCGCAACCATCAAAGTTCCCTGATGGGTAAGCTGGTATTCCGACTCAACAGCGAGGTCGAGCAGTTTAACAGTTCCCACAGCAGCTTTGTGGCTGACCACAGCAACCGTGTTGGTGAAATCACCTTCATAGTTGGTGTTGGTTCCAGACTCCTGAGCACCAGTATTCGTGGTAGGCAGGTTGTTGGACTTGTAGATGCGAACCCCACCGATAACCGCAATGCGACCATCAGTGTAGGAACCAGCCGGAGTAGGCTTGTTAGGAGCAGCAAGCTCTTGCACAAGCGCATAGTATTCGGCGGGTTTGACCACAACGAAACGACCATCCGAAGGGACGTTCTTTTCGTCAAGGACTTGAGCAGCTTCGTAGATAGCAGCAGCCAAGTTTGCACCAGTGGTGACCGAAGTGCCTTTGTTCAAGACAGTTCCGGTTCCGCTACCAGTGAACACTTCGGCGGCACTCGCTGCTTTGATGAGGACTTTCAGCACGGTCTGGTCGAACTTAATCGCCAGCGCACGGCCAAGCTCCGTCGAGTAGATGGAACGCACATCGTAGTGGTTCATCGCCTCGTCGATACGAGCAACGAAAGTCGAAGCAAGCAGGAGGTTATCAATCGAGATGACCCGCTCGCCATGTTTGATAGCGGACAGGTAGGAGTTACCAGCGTCGAGAATCGACTGACCAGCAACGTGATACTTCGCGGAGGCGATCCCCGTCACCGGAAACTGAGCGCTCTTACCGTTGGAAATAGTGCGAACCGTATGCAACGGTGTCATGATGTTCTCAGTCGTGAAAGTCGTGAGAACCTCACCCGCAAACTTCTTCAGGAAAAGAGCATAAGCGTCACCAGTAGCGTTGATCTGGCCCAACCGCGAAGCAGTGGTATCAGAATTAGCCATAATTAGTTATGTCTTTCTAAGTTAGTTTTTGTGTCTTTGGTTATCCGAATAGTCACATGAGATTCTTCATAGGGTTGTTCCTCGCAAGGAGCCACTCTGTTAAATCTAACGATTTCTTCAGGTTGAAATGCTTTTATCGTATTTATAAATAGCTGTCAACAGCTTTTTTACAACACATCCGAAATTTCAAGTCTCTTTTCTACATCGCGGCGGTAAGCGGGATCATTAGCGTATCGAGAATCAGCCATAGCAGAGACAACTTCAGCAGTGCTACGGAACGGCGAGACGCTGCTAGACATGGATTGCGATCCACCAATCAGTTTAGGAGCTTTGCCGTTCTGAGCAACGTATTGCGCCCAAAGACCCTTAGCTGCCAGACGGACGCTGGTTACATCGTTTCCGGTGACTAGGCTATCGTAAGCATCAACTTCCTCTTTGGAGAGGTTACCAGATGCCCACTCAACCATTGCTTTGTAGTTTTCCTCCCCGCCGACAGAATTATAAACTTCTGCAACTTGACGAGTCTGAACAGCCTCAACTCCCTCAATGTAGCGATTAACCACTTCTTTAGGGATACCCATTTCAGCCAGTTCTCTAAAAGAATCCTCAGAAAGTTCGCCTTTATCGGCCCATTCTTCAGAGTATTTGGTGAAATCACGAGCTTTAGGCTCTTCTACGGTTTTTGCTTCTTCTACGTTCTCAACTTCTTTTTGGAGAAGCTCACCGATTTCAGCAGTAGTTTCAGGTTCTTTAGCAGGAGCAGGGGTGCTCATCCTTTTTTCAAGCTCTGAGTAAGCTTTAGCCATGTCTTCGGCTGATTTGAACTTCTCAGGCAACCACTCAGGGCGGGATTCTTGATCCTCCTCGTGTTTGGGGCGTGCCGTTGGAACACCCATCTGGTCAATTACCTCAATTTCGGGTATTGTGACCTCTGGACTGTTAGATTCGTTTTCGGTCACAGGAGCATCAGCACCAGTTTCCGGTGATTTAATTTCGATGGTATTTGCCATTTGTTATTTCTTATTCAATTTTAGGGTTAGTTTCTTTAATTACCCCCTCTTCGCGGAAGGAGGAGTAAAATCTGCAAAATTGGTGGGCTGTCCCATCAGCAAGCTTGTGGCAGCAGCAGCCGTTTCGGGCGTTGAACTAGCAACTTGAGCAGCGGCACGGAGAGCGTCAGGAGCCATTTCTTGCATCATCTGTGCTTGCTGAGCTTGCTGAGCCGCCTGATTTTCAGCATCAAGTTCTTCTTGGGTCTTAATAAGCCCCTCGGTGTCGATACCAAGAGCAGCAGCCCTACGTGATAGATACTCAATAGGATTGAGGTAGCGGAGGGACTCTGGCCCCATAGCTTGCTGAACTCCAGCCAAGAACTGATCCAGCTTTACCAGATCGTTCCCACGGCCAAGGGCTTCGACGCCAGTGACGATCATAGGCTTGACGATTTCCTTGGGAAGCTTGGGCATACGCTTTTGCTTGACCATGCGATCCATGATCCGACGAACAAGGGGAAGCTGAAATTCCTGACTCAAGATAGAATAAGCCCCGCCTAGGGTAGTTTCCAATTCCTGAGCCATAAAGCGAATCTCCTCCGCAGTTACACGCTCGGCGTTGCGTTGGACTGCACTATTGAGAAGGAACGCGAAAGAGAGACGAGATTGTATGTCTTGAATAAGCTGGTTGACGATCTGGAGGTCAGCACGTTTTTCAACCTGAAGAGCCGTAACATCCGAAGCAACACCGCTAATAAAAGCTCCGTTAGGGGCATCAGCAAGGGATTTGATTCTCGTTGTTCCGGTGGGGTTGACCATGAAGACAACTTTACTGGCAGCAGCCGTAGCTTCGACCACAGCACGCGACAGGGCTTCAAGGGAACGGAGGTCACCTAGATACTCTTCGACAAATCCGCGCCCATAGTCCTCACCATCAATACGGTTAAAGCGGAGGGCAAGCCAAGGCATCTTATCTTCAGGGTAATATCCCTTGGTTTCCGGAACTTCCATTCCGTTAAGCTCTTGGCAAATCTCGTAACCGTCACCGTCTTCTTCCAAATAAATTTTTGTGTAAAGATCAACGTATTCTTTGTTAACCCCAACATTCGGATCGGACAGAAGAGCCTTAACATTGTCAGGAAGATTGAAAGGACTAACACGCTCTTTGACTACAATGTGTGTTACAAGACCGGAAGGGTCACGTTTGACCACATAAGAGTCCATGCGGAACACGCGAATACCTCCCTTTTCCGGAGTGTGGACAAGGACGTTACCAGCTACGATAAGGTGGCGAAGGGCTTCATAAGCCCCAACACGCAAGGCTGAAGTCTCAACTTCCTGCATAGCCATGCGTTCAATTTTTGAGAGGGCTTTATCCATCTCAGTTTTAAGCTTATCTGCGTCTTCTCCTGCTTCTTTGGCAAGGACATACGGATCAATGACCAGACGGAAAAATGGGCTGTTTGGGGGAAACAGAGCAAGTAAAAGCTTGGATGCCAAGTTATTAACACCACGAGCACCGATAGATTGGAACGGTGTATCGTATTTGGTGTGCTCTCCATAACCAGCAGGGGGAATAAGCATGGGGATCGTAAGCTTGGACGAATCCCTAGCCCTATCCAAAAAGATTGCCCTGTGCTCCTCTAGACGAGAATAAAGAGAAGAAGCAGTTCCCTGCTGTTCCTGAGCTTCGCTAAGCTCTGTGGGAATGGAGATTTTACTGTAAGAATCGTTAGGCATCTGAGCTAGAAGGTTCCGCTTGCTTTACTTGTTTTTGGATTTCGATGGCAACCGGAAGGACAACCGGAGCAACGTTTAAGCCGCCAGTTTTAACTGCGATGTCCAAGGACTGCATGACAACTTCAAGTTGTTCGTTAGTTAGATTCAGTTGGATTTTCATTTGTTTGATTTTGTTGATTAAGCCAAGCTTGGGTTGCAGGGATAGCAGCCAATACAGCAGCAAAAGCCGAAGCAAGCTCAGGAACTTCTTGTATCGCAGGATATAAAGAAGTAGTCAACCGTTGAATTTTGTCTCCAGTTGCAAGCTCCCCTTCGGAAGTGCATGGCAGAAGCTCCACGGTCAGGCTTCCCGAATCTTGGGTCGGTTGGATGGCTGAAAGGCTATATACGTGTAGTTTATCGAACACCTTCGCTGGGATGGGTTCGGTAGTTAGTGGGTTAGGATTGGTTAGCATAGAGTTTAAGTGGCAATGAGGCCGAGTTCTTGTAGTCGGTCGATAACAGCATTGACGGCAGTCCGAGCATCCGCATCCACTGTTCCGCTTTCTTGGAAAGGATCTGGTTTTGACACGGTTTCAGGACGATCCACTGGCGTTGCGCCAAAGAAGCCGAGCTTCTGCGTGGTGCCGGTGCCGATCTTGGTGCCGGTCGTGGTGTCGGTGACGAGGTTCCGCGTGGAGGCGTCGAGGTTGCCGTTGAGGGTCAGCGCACCGCATGAGAGCGCACCAAACGCCGAATCATCCGCGAGCCTCACTTGCAGCGTTGCGCTGTCTCGCTTTAGGGCGGGGAAGCTGCTGGTTGTGCCGCCGAAATTAAGGCGGTTAAAACCGTCCAAGGCGTTGTTGAGTAATGTCAGAATGCCAGTGGTGGATGAAACTGGACGCATGAAGCAATTATTGTTCCAGCCAAGGAGTGCCGTTGAAGAACCGCTGGTTGGCCCGATTCTGACATTGCCGCCCGTTGAAATGCTCAAGCCCGTCGCCCCATCCGTCTGAAACTCCAGCGCCCTCGCCGTCCCGCCGCCCGATCCCTTCTCCGTGCCGATGATGGCGACATTGCTTGCCCAAGCCAAACGTAGACGTTCGTGGTTCGTGGAGGAGGTGAAGGTGTTGTATATGTTGAAGGTTTGGGCGTTGGTGGTGTTGCGTTGGCCGAGGGTTCCTGCTGCATCACGGAATAAGCGAATGTCGCAGCTTGATACCGACGTTGCGTTGCCGCTGGCCCATCCAAAAAATGTGACATCACTGCAAAACGCTGCCCTGTTTGTCCCGTCAAACCCGTGTGCAAAGTGGTATGTCGAGGGCGCGTCTTGGCGGTTGAATCCCATGACGCCCAAGTTCGGCCTGCCTATACCCGCCTCAAGTGTGCTTGTGCTGTTGATGCGAAGCGTGGTGAAGGTGCCTGCGGCGGGCGTGGTGTCGCCGATGGCTTGGCCTTCGATCTGGATGCGGCCAGAGGCATTCGGCGCGGTTAATGTGCGGACGGTGCCGGTGGTGATGCCAGACAAACTAAATTTAAGCTCCTTGGTGGGGTCTGCTGTATTATACAGTTCCCAGTTACCATCGGCATTGACTTCCGGAAATGCCCCCAAATAAGTCCAATCATTTAAGTTTCCGTTATCAGCTACACGAACATAAAGCCCCGCTGGCTTCCTATTGATAAGCCATACTCCGGAACCAACTTTGGCAAGATACACTGAATCCGTTGGAGGATTACCCACAGTTGTAGGTAGGTCAGCACTGGTAGGAACTACACCGTTAATGTAGCTGGTTCCTCCTCCACCAAATCCTCCACCAAATCCGATAATAGGCATGATTAGGCGTTATTGCTCTTGTAGGCTATGACTTTTCCGTAATGAAGGTCGATTGCACGGATGTCCCCAAAAATGACAAAACCCGCTGGAAACTCATAAGCACTGGCTTGAGTATCGTTGATAAACGAGGAAACGTCTCCGTTGAAATTACCGTCCAAAGTTGAGAACTTAGTTGCGACAATACACTGCAACGCAGACCAGTTACCCTGAAATCGTGTGGTTGAAGCAATGAACGTAGCTCCATACTCACCCAAAGCTTTAGCCCATGCGTTAAGACTCATAGAGGCGTGACGTTAACTCCGGTTGTGGCTTCAGAAACCATAGGGTTGATACGTAAAGCAGCTTTTCCTGTTGAAGCTGATGTTTGAGTCTTTTGATAAGAAGATGCAGTTTTTTGCTTAATTTGTTCTTGTCTAGCTTTGGCATCAGATTGTTCTTGCTGAATCCGTTCAGATTCAAGCTGTTGCTCATTACGTGATTGCTCGTAGCGAAGCCTCTGCTCGTTTTCCGCTTTTTTGCTCTCTTCCATTTGCTGACGGAACATAGCTTCTTGTCGAGCCGCCATTTGCTGCTGTGCTGCAATTTGAGCTTGAATACCCGCACCTCTATTTCCACCGAACATACACATAATATTTACAAGTTAATACTGATTCCAGAAGAGCCCTCATACGGAGATCCAGAAGAACCAAGGTTAATACGAAGAGAGGCGCGGCCACGGCGACGAGTTTGAAAAGTCCTCACCATTCTTTCACGCTCTTGTTGGTCAATAGTGACTGCTGATTTTTTCTGCTGCTGCTGTTGCTGCTGTTTTAATGAATTTTCATTGCGGGTTTTTTCGTCTTGTAACCTCAACGCCTCCCCTCTTTCTCTTTGTTTTTTTAAGTTTTCTGCTGTAATTCTAGCAAGTTCAGCTTGTTTCTGCGCCTCCTTAATTTCAACCCAGTTTGCATTGGCATCAAGCCCCACAGCTTTAGCTGCGGCTACTTTTTCTTGGTAACTTGAACTTTTTGGTGATGAAGGAGCCATAGTGTTTTAAGTGGTATTAGATAGTTGAATTGCTCAGGATGTTTTGATTCTGAAGGTTGTATTTGTCAACCAGAAAATTTACAAGGCTTCTTTTCCCTGCGTTCCACCATATTTTCCTCTTGGAGTCCGAAAGGGAAGGATGCTGTTCCGGAACAATCTCATTAAGTGCTTCGATGAGGTCTTTCGGAATTATTGGAAAAGTATCAGATTCCATAATTAGCGGTCACGGTAAACGATTGCTTTCATCTTGGCAAGGGCAAACAGCCCTCTAATGACAGCCCTCTCCATGTGGTCAATACCGTCTTCACCATCCACAGAAATAGGCTCATCCCCCTCCCACCTCATAGACGAAGTAACAGCGTGTCGGGCAACTCTGTCTGCATGGTGTCGAACCGTCTCCTTGTTATACCAAATGTGCTCTCCGTGTTTGGCTTTGCCACCCTTCATTACACGGTCAATGATTTCGCACACAAGTGCTTTAAGCTCAACGGGTTCCGGAGCACGGTTTTGGTCTACCCAAGTGCCTTTCCAATCTAGTTTTAAGGAGTCCATATATTTATCTTTTTGGTTTTCTTGTTGTAATCCCCAAAGCGGAGGATTCGGGACACCTGAGCATGGATAAGCGCATCCAACTCAGTCAGCCCATTCTTGACGTAGGTATTTTTAACAATTTCCCACATATCTTCAAACGATTCTGCGAACCCTAGAAGAGCCTCGGCTTTCTTAGGGCCGACAGTAGGACACCCTTTGTAGCCGTCCACGGCATCTCCCATCAAGGCTTGCATCATCCAGAACCGATCAGCTTCCAAGGGGCTTTGCTCGACAATGCCAAGGTCGGGCTTATCAGGGTTGTAAAATTTGCATGGGATGGTTTTGTAGTCTTTGTCAATACCGACAATGATCATCTCGGAATCCCTACGGATGTTCTCCGTGGCGTTGATCCCGATAACGTCATCTGCCTCAAGTCGTGGGTAAATTACGGCTTTGCGGTTAAAGATCAAATGTTCCCTGATATCACCAAGGCACAAAGGGCGGCGGGTTTTCTTACGGTGTTCCTTGTAAGAGGGAAGAATTTCCTGTCGGAAGTTGTTGTGGTCAGACAGGCAGATAACAGCTTCATCAGCTTGGAGGTCTTCCACAAGGTTAGTGATACGGTTCTCCACCGCAGCAATTACTTCTTTGGAATAAGCGTGAAGAGTCCAAAAGCCGTCACCCCAATCAATAGGCTGCTCAGCTATGATACTCTGCTGATAAGCTATTGTATCTCCGTCGATTAGTAATACTCGTTTAGTGCTCATTGTGATCCTTTCGCTTTGCTTGTTTTAGTTTATTGTTTAGATCGAATAACTGAATCATTGTTTCTGCTTGGTCTTTTTTCTCGATGAGGTATTCCTGAATACAATCCAGAACATCAATGGCTGTCTGTCCGTAGTAGCGGAGACTATAAACAGACTTTCCTTTTTTAGTTTTTCCTTTTTCTTTCCGGATCGTCCCGCCAAAAATACTTGAAATGTATTTCATGGGATAGGGGTTGCATGATTTAACGCCAACTTCGGGGGAGTATACGTGCCAGCGAAAGCATCCTTCTCCGTCCATATAACCCGCAATATAAGCTTTGGCGGCTTCAGAAATATCCATATCAGTGCGTTTCTGCCCAATTATTTCCGATACGGAATTCTCCGTCTAGGGGGCATCGGAAGTTGAAGTATTCCCCTGAGTCTTGTATGGCATCAACAGAACCCTTTCCAATCATCTCAGCGTAATCTTCATCGACTTCGATTTGCCATTCGTCGTGGATGTTAGCGACAAACTTCCAAGAAAATACCCCACGGTATCCTTCCCACAGGAAGCAAGCAGCCTTCTTCATTACCAAAGCCCCTGCTGATTGCAAAAGCGTGTTAAGAGCGGCGTGCTGCGAGCGGATAGGAAGCTGCCGTCCGTCAAGACCAACCAGCCACCCACGGCTACTGGCCTTTTCCACGGCTTCTTTGAGATACTTCAAAGCAGGGGTTTTCTTCAGGAAATTTTCGCGTAGCTGCCTTCCAGCATCCTGACCCTTACCAATGATGCTTCCGATCTTGGCATCACCCGCTCCGTAAAGGAACGCATAGATGAAGGTCTTGGCATTGTCTCGCGTAGGAAGACCAGCAGCAGTCTGGTTGGCAGTGTGAATGTCGCCTTCCAGAAGCTCAGTAGCGTAGGCTCCGTTGTCCCACTTAGCCATGTAGTGAGCTAAGCAACGCAACTCCAATCCGGAAGCGTCACAGCCCACCATCTTGTATCCACGAGGAACGGTGAACAACTCCCGACACTCCTTGCCATACGCAGCCCTGACCGCAGGAACTTGGGCAATGTTAGGCTTGCTGTGTGTGCATCGTCCGGTAACGGCTCCGTTGGTGTTTACTCGTCCGTGAATCCGTCCGTTACGTTCCAACTTAATCCACGCTTCTTTACCCTCCGCAAGCTGTCCAATACGCTTTTGAACCGTAAGATACTCAAGTAAAGGAGTAGCTTCAGGGAAATCCAGCTTGGAAAGGATTGACTCATCCATCTTGGGTTTTCCGTCAGGAGTAAACTCCGTAGGCTCCCATCCATACTTCGCTTTGAAGCGTTGCGCGATTTCATCGCGGCTTCCACAGTTGAATGGGATTTCCTTCTTGTGAGGCTCGCCTTCCTTGATCAACGCAAGGGCATCCTTTTGGGTCATTAACTGATCTTTTGCCCATGCCTTAGCATACGCAGTAGCTTCGCCTTTGGAAGCAAACACTTTGTCAAAGAAGAGGTAGTGACGCTTCTTCATGATCTCAACACGAGGCTCAAAGATGACTTGAAGCTTCTGTTCAATATCAATCCGCTTTTTGGCAAGGGTCGCATACAAAGCGTTGGCTTTCTTTACATCGAACATAATGCCGTGCTTTTCCTGACCGTAGATTAGTGTGGCAAAATCGTGCTCAAGCTCTACGGCACGATCAGCGGGGTTTTGATCCTTGATCATCTGCCAAAGGCGACGAGTTACCATGACATCCTGAACACAATACTCCTCCATCTCAGGCGACCAGTTCTCAAAACTGTTCTTCTCTTTGAACTCCCCTTTATAAATACCCAACCGGAAACCCCACGCTTTTAGCGAATGAGATCCGATCAGGTTTTTTGGAAACGTAGAGTCTTTGTTTACACGGTGAAAATCGCGTTCCTTCAAATCAGCAAACATGAACCGTGTATAAATCAAAGTGTCACGCACTGTCTTCGGTGTGAATGAAGGATACAGCTTTTGAAGCACAGGAACGTCAAAACCGATTGCGTTGTGTCCTACTATGACATCAGTAGACTCAAGAAGCTTTAGTCCTTCTTCAAGGTTGTTGCTTTGAGAATTAAACCGGAAAAGCTCATCAGTCTCCGGATTGTATGCCACTAAGCAATGAAGCTTTGTTGCTTTTTCAACAAGGTGATCCGTTTCGGTATCGAACAGGAGGGTGCTCATAGTTCGTAATTCTCAGGGCATCGGAGATCTAATTCAAGCTGTTCTTCGCTTTCTTGATTTTCAATCTCATTAATTAGCTTCTTTTTGTTGCGGGGTTTACTTGACTTCGGAATTTCACTCAGGAAGTCAAACTTGGTTTGTTTGGGCTGCTTTTTCATGGAAAAAAGTGTCGGGTGTCTCGCTTTTATGCGGTTACGAGACAGGGGATGAAAACTAACCAGCGGAACTCCAACAACACGCAGAAAAACGCCGCCGCAATCCCTTTTCCCCGACAAAGTATTAAAATTCGTGTTTCTTATTTTCTAGTTGGTCTGGAACTTCAGGCTCAGTATGGACTTCTCTGAGTCTGCCTTCTTCGGGGTTATAGCCAAGGCTACACGCAAGTCCGGTTTCTCCGCTAAAGCGGTTCTTTAGGACACGAACTCTTGTGATGTGCTTGTTTTGTTCGTCTTGCTGGTTGCGCTCAAGGCCCAATACCATATCGCTAAGCTGAGCTATACCAGCGGAACCACGCAGTTGTGATAGAGAAGTAGCTGCCCCTTCTTCGTGGCCGCGACCATCGGGACGCTTGAGATGGCTGACGAGAATAACCCCTATCTTCAACTCTTCGACCAGTGAGCGAAGCTTGGTCATTACGGAATCAATCAGCCTACGTTCATCTCCCTCACCAAAAGCACTGACAACAATGCTAAGGTGATCAAGTATAATCCAGTTACACCCGCATCCGTGAACCATGTATCGAATACGATTGAGCAAGTTAGTGGACTCAATAGAACCGAAATGGTCATAGGTGAAGAAGTTACCGCTACCGATAACCTCATCAAAAGCCTCTTTAAGCTGGTCATCAGACACCGACATTTCAAGGTGCAGGGGCTTATTGAGGTGAATCCCTAGCATCCCCAAAACCGTCCTACGGACACTTTCTTCCAAGGCAATGTAACCTACAGCCTGACCGGACTGAACCAACCAGTGAGCAATCTCACGGCAAATCTGGCTCTTTCCGATACCAGAACCAGCGGTAAGCGTGACAAGCTCCCCCTTACGTATCCCTCGTGTCATGTCATTCAGACCGATCCAAGGATAGGGAATAGACTCCATCTTTGGGGCGTTAACCAGTGCATCCCACATTTGTGCCGCATCTACGATGCCATCCGGACGGAAGCTTTTGGCTTTCCAGATAGCGTCAATAATGCTGGCTCCGTTTCCAGAGGTAAGAAGGTCGTTTGCATCTTTCGACTCCAGCGTAGCAATACGCGCACGATTAGGCTTCAGGATGGAAGCACACTCCTTGGCTGCTCTGATACCGTGCTCGTCATTGTCGAACATAAAGACAACAGTTTCAAACTGGTCAATGTATTCAATATTCTGCTTGATGGCTTTAAGTGCTCCCTGTGCTCCGTTAGGAACAGAAACAACAGGCCACTTATTCTGCTGAACTTGACTGACGCTAAGAGCATCAATCTCGCCTTCAGTGACCACGAGCATCTTTCCTCCGTCACGCCACAAGTGCTGGCCGTAAAGACCCATCTTGGAAGCATCCCCCTTGATTATAAACTCCTTGTTAGGAAACCGTAGCTTTTGGGCAACAATCTGCCCCTGCATATTCCGGTAATTAGCGATCTGAACAGGCTGATTGTTATACAACCCTACCTGATAATCCCATTTACGAGCCGTATCCTCGTTGATTTGACGCTTAGTAAGAGGCTTAACCTCTCCAGCGACAGGAGTGAAACCAAACTGTTGCGTGTCGTTTGTCATTTTTGTGTATTGAATACTACTGTCTCCGTGCTTATAAGCCTTGCACGAGAAACAAAACTCGTGTCCGTCCGTGTAAAGAGCGTTGGCATCGCTTGACCCGCAGGACAAGCAAGGGCCGTGATTAACTAGCGTTGACGAGCCATTCTCTAGGGACTCGTCCGTTATCTGAGTAAATGAATCCATGTTTTCTTGCCCAATCTGCGTATGTTGTTTTCGATTTTTTGTAAATCCGATTGCTCGCTCGCTGGAAGATGAGCCGCAAGTCAATATCAGGGTGTTGCTTTTTAACTAAAATCATCTTCTTCCTGTCTTCTGATCTTAGGTAGCCCTTTACTTCGATATAGATCCCATTTGGAAGTATGAAGTCCGGAACATAATGTCTCATTTCTTGGACTTCGTAGGCCAGCTTAATACCCTCATATTGGAAGGCTGTGCTACCCGATAATTGTCGAGCGACTACACCTTCCAGCTTTGAGCGATACTTCGGACTAGAACTCCTCACCAGAGGAAACAGGTTCTCCTGTTGAGGGTTCTTGTTCAGTGGGTTTGCCAAACACCGAATCGTCAAAGGATTCGCCACCGGAAACGTAACCTTGCTCTTCGGTGCTAAAACCGAACTGCTCAGCACTAACCAGTTGCGAAGGAGCCTTCAAGTCGATGACCTGAACCGCACGAAGACGGAGCGAAACTCCAACTCCAAGGGCAGGGACATACCACGGCTTAACTTCAGCCGCGACTTTCAGGATCGAACCCGCACCAATAAGGTCGGTGATTGGGCTTCCTTTGCTATCCAGCAACGCCACCTTCAGGTCATAAGTCTGACCGTTTTTCGCAGTGATCTTGGCAACATTGGAGAACTTAATGGTGACCTTATCACCATCTTCTTCCCAAGGGAACGCATGAACTTTGAGCTTCTCTTTTTTAAGGAGACTGCACTGCTCTTTATAGAACTCGCGTGCCACTGCCTTGATCTGTTCAAGATAGCCAACAGCTTCGTTGGCAAGAACAGTAAGCTTGACGCTATACTCTCCCTCTTCTTTGAACTTAGTTGAGGGAGTGTTAAGTCTCGGATAAACAGCCACCCCTTTTGGGCTGACGAGACGAAGGAACTTAGGTTTATTATTCATTTTTAAAAGAGCCAACTCATCGCTGGCTAGGAGAGAAAGTATTTGGAGTGCATGATCTGGTCAACCGGAAAATCACAAACTTCGTAAAATTTATTTTCAGCAACTTTTGGGTTTTGGCACACAAGCTGCTTGTAGAACGTAAGTAGTTGATTTTCAGAGAATACCGACACGTAAGTAGACTTTACAATCTCTGCAAGGCGTGCCAAGTCAGACGCATGGGCAACAAAACAATCGTGAACAATGGCAAAGTGAATTGCTGATTGCTTGGCTTTGCAGCAAACGAGGTGAGCAATGCTGGCATCCAAGCTGTGAACAAAGTTGGCACTGATGGCGCGGATGATTGCTTTGTCATTGATCTGCTTCGTTTCCTCCACTACGCAACGGTTGTCGATGAGTGTTGCATCAAGTCGCGTTGATACGGTGATTTCTCGTGTCTTGATGTAAGCGGCACAGACAGGAAAACCGCTAGGGGTTATCCACTTCACAGGCTGTCCGGATTCCGCAACAACACGGCTTACGTCTTTGAGCCAGTTCATGCACGCAATAGGCTCGGTAAGAAGCTGACCAATCGCTTCACGTATGACTTTGGTGAGATACAAAGCAGCGTCTCGTCTCATGTTTTCCGGAAGCTCGTTGAACGTATCAGGTTCGTTAAAGCTGATCTTTCTAAACGCAGCATCCACAGCTTCCATTGCTCCGTGTGGTTTGATTCCATAGGGTAATGCCATCACCGGAACTTTGATTACCTCCCTACGCACCATATTGGATTGAAGCAAACGAACAGCCATGTCACCTCCATCCACCAACAAAAGCTCTATCACCCGCTTTCTGACCACTTCGTAAACGTCTTGAGGATCATCACTAGGAAGCACGTTGGTAAGCTCTGCTGTTTTCCTGTCTCCGGTAAGCAGCGACAGGATTTGCAATCCGTTGTTTGTTCCATCAAGACTGCACGGAAGACGAGACAGGTAACCATATCCCTCTTGGATATAGCGAGCGTAGTCAAAGCACCACGCAAGGAATTGCCAAGGCTTGTCGGCCTGAGTCCACCAATCAAACCCGATAGGATCGTCAAGGACGTTTAAGATTTTTTCTTGGTTGTCTTTTACCCACTTTACTCGCAAGTCAAAGTTGACTTTATCAATGCCAAACTTGTTGGCTCCGTTGATGGCAAGCCAGCGAGCATCATCCTCGGTTTCAATGGGCCTTATCTGCGTGAACTCCAACAGACCGCGAGAAAGGTCATTGCCTTGTGGGTGCAATACCTCGTTGCTGTAATACATACGACCCCTGAAATCCAACTGACACGGAAAAAACAGCTTGTCATGCTGGCTAAACTGCCGTGCCGTCTGGAGAATCTTGGCAATGAGTAGGAACTTGGACTTGTTCTTGTAGTTCTGCTGGTAGACAGCCTGAGCCTTCCGTCTCCATTCCCTTCGGCTTAGTTCGTTGGACTCAATATCATAAGGCTTTTGCGGTAAGTCCTGCAATCCGTGGAACGGAAGGATGTCGTTAAGGGAACGCTTCTCGGAAAAGTAAGTCTCCACAACACTGAGCACCTCTTTGTTTACCCTCCAAGGAACGCTTTGCATAGCGTTAACAGCCTCAATAACCACAGGCATCTCGGTTTCCAAAGCAAGCTTCTTGTGTATTTTGTTGTGCGACTTTAACAAGGGCAGCTTGATTTTTTCGTCATTGTATCCACCGGAGAACAGCGTTTGCGGAAGCCAAGGTTCCGGAGTCTGAATCATGGGGTAGCGAACTGGCCTGAGAATCTCAAAGTGTCCGGTGTGCGCTTCGACCCAGTAGCGAGCCTCATCTGACAGGGTAACAAAGGTTTTCATTTTGTTATTTCCGGAGCGGAGATTGATAAAGTCCACAATTCCTGTGCTACCTTTGAAAAGGTGAAGCATCACCGTTCCAATTTGAACCTTGGATTTAAGAGGCAAGATAGGTTCCATACCTGAGCGGTAAACAAACTTACGGAACTCTTCGTCTTTGTGCTTATCGGAAAAGTTGTTGTCTTGGATTGCCTTGCTTATCTTTCTCCACTCCACGGAGCCAACCTGTTTCTTGGACTTACGGCACAATATCTCCAATTCAATAGAGTTAGCTACGCTTACAGCAAGGGAAGTAAACGCCTCACCTTGGCTGACTCCGTTAATAATCTCCTTAGCCCCTAAGAAAGCCAATGTGTTCTCAGGCAACAAATCCGCTACTGCAACAAATAACGAATAGTTCGACGCTTTCTTAATTCGTTTATCACTGACCCAAGCATTCAAAGCTCTGGCGTAAATAGGGACAGCTTGGTTGAGCATATCAACCCCCCACTTAGCTTTGCTTGTTTCTCCTAATTTTACGTAATTCCGGATTTTCTTCCAGAAGCGTTGTCGTCCATCTTCGACTTGCTGCTTTTCAATTAAAGCTTGTTGATCCATTAGGAACTGAGGTGCTGAGTTGGATGCCCAATTTCTGTGCTATCTCCATTGACACGAGCATTTTATCCATCTGTTCCAAAGCGCACATAGTTCTGACTACAGGTATACGATAAGAAGCTATAAGAGTCAGGCAGGATGGGCATGGAGGAAGGGTGACGTAAAGGCACATTACCTCATCAGGCTTAGCGTAGCGCAAAGCGTTGGCTTCAGCATGGATAACCAGTGGTCGCCTTTCATCTCGGCCTGACCAATCAATCTCTATGCCCGATGGAACACCGTTGTAACCCATCCCCACCACGCTGTTATCGGAACGGATGGCTATGCACCCTACCTTTTGGTGTGGGTCTTCGCTACGTGCGGCGATTACAGCCGCTAATCCCATGAACCACGTATCCCAACTGGGCCTAATTGCTGACGTTTGATTGCTCATCTTCTTTTTCTCGTAGGTCAAAGTTAAGGGGCCAAGAAGGATGGAGAGGGTCTTCCAGCCTGAAGCGGACACGAGAATGTCCCTTACTAGCTACCTCCTGAGCTTTGGCGATTGCTTGTCTCCTGTTCAAGCCGCTGGCAGCAAGCTCAACGACTTCATCTCCGTAACATACTAGGTATTTATTCATTTTGTGTGGGTGTGATTAAAGGGCGAACCAGCAGAGAAAAAGGGCGCAAACCCCTCCCATTTGTTTAATTGGTTAAGTTTTTCTTAATCTCTGCTGGCTCTTTTTTTGCTTTTGGTTTAGCGGACGAGCAGCCCCCAAGCTACTTTTATGTCTGCTTCCGTTGGCTTAATTGGTGAAACTGAAGTGAGGAAACCCATCTTCTCCATAGCAAACAGCGACCCATTGTTTAGGCAATGTTTGAAGAACAAGATGAAGTTGTGAAACATGGATTGATTTAAAGTAGCCGTCTAAGTTTCCTTTTGGTCGGTGAAAACAGATTCTATACGTATTGGAAGGAGGAGTTTCCTCGCAGTCGAACCGTGATTCTGTCGTAGTCATTTTGCGTAAGATAGCTTGGATGAATGTCCAAAGTTTTGAAGATTTTGAGCAACTGCTTTTTGTCTTCAATAACTTTGAGTCGTTCGTCCCACTTGTCTTCAGAAACCCCATTGAAGCTGTGTTTCTCCGCTGGGTGATAAGATAGGATTTTGTCCAGAGCCATCACCGTTCTCATTTCGGTCTTGGTCATTTTTGGTAAGCCTCATTTCTAGCTCATTGACTCTACGTTCCAAGGAAAAAACACGGTCACGGAGTTGTTTGTTTTCAAAAGACAGAAGGAAATTCCTTGACTTCAAAAGCTGAAGCGTGTCTTCGGTTTGCTTCTCGCACCACAAAACACTCATACCGTCACCCCCATCCATCGTAGTGTCCAGACGGCAACAACAGTGCCAAGAAACACCGTCCCTAAACGCATGAACAGGGACAGCAAGGTAGTAAGGATAACGGCAATGACCGTTACAGTGGTATCGTTTTCAGGTGGTTCGTTATACATTTTGGTTTTGGTTTGTGGGTTGTTCCAAAGCCTCGACAGCTTCAGAGAGATTGGATGCAGCAAGATGAGCATATCTTTGCGTTATTTGGAAAGATTTGTGTCCTAGAAACTTCATTACAGTGAACAAGGGAATGTTTCGCTGGACAAGTCTAGAAGCACAAGTGTGCCTCAAAGCGTGAGGAACAAACTCAGGGTCGGAAAGCAGCCCCATGCGTGCTTTGACTAGCTGCCACACATAATTAACGCTCGGCTGAGACACCCTGAACGGAGGGCCAAGTCGTGTCCTTTTATTGTGGTCAAGGATTTCAAACACTCGTTTGGTCATCGGAAGTGTCCGGTCATCACCGTTCTTGGTATCCCGAAACGTCACCTTGCGATTTTCAAAATCAACATCCTTCCAGCTAAGTTTCAGTGCCTCTCCTACACGAGCACCAGTGTCAATCAGGAAAGCCCACAAATCAGCGTAGATTTTCTTGTTAGGCATTGCGTTGGTTTCTAGAAGCAGAATCTCCTCCTCGTCATCTGTAAGCCACCGCAAGCGATTGTTCTTCTCCTCCTCTCGTGAGATTACCAAAGACTTGTCAAGCCATCCACGTTGCTTGGCATAGCTGAGCATCTTGGAGAGGGCAGACAAATGACGGTTAGTGGTTGCAGGGGTTTTACCAGAAGAACGAAGATACTCCACAAAAGCGTCCACATCGGATTCTTCGATCAAAGCGTATTCAGCCTCAGAGCCAAAAAACGTCACCACGGAGTTGCTGTTGATGCGAGCAGTGTTTTCCCCCTTGGTTCCCTGCCAGCACCGCTTCATTACTTCAGACTGAAGCTCACGCCACAGACGAGGACGAGCAGCAGCAGCCGCAGTCGGGTGAGCCACCACGCCACGCAAACGGTTGAGGTTTAGTTCCGCTAGAAATATCTCAGCTTCCTGCTTAGTGCGGAAGTCCTTGCGAAACCGCTTGCCTCTCAGCATGACGGAAACTTGGAAGCTGCCTGTTGGACGTTGGTTGATTGTAGCCATTTGTAACGAGATCAGGGTATTCGTGTCATAAAAGTTTGGCAAGGATTTTTTTTGAAGAATTTTTTATCTGTTACAGCATGAACCGTGCCAACTTTTTTCCTGAAATTCAGCAAGGATTCTAGGAGTCGGCCTCTAGAAAATTCAGCAAGGATGAT